AGTGTTCAGCCGATGAGTCTCCCTAGTGGTCTCATCTTCTTCCTTGACTTTACTTACACCGCAGCCCGCGTTGGCTACGGAATTGGTGAGTCTGTGTACGGTGGCGGCATCGTGGCCAGCGCCTTAACTGGTGGTATGACCGACGCTACTGAAGAGGGCGGTGGTCTGTACAACCTTGCTTCTGCTTACTCTCTCCCAACAGGCGCGGTCGATGTTGACTTCGGTGCAGGAAACTGTAAAGCTTCCGGTACGATCGGTGCCGGTGGTGTTGCTGTAAACGATGATGTTGTCGGCGGAACAGGCGCTTCAACCGCTGCATATGTCCTCTCCAGTCTGTTGAGGTACGACGCTGATCTCGGCGCTGATTATAGTGGCTCTGCTTGGGCTGCTGTTTCTGTTGCCAAGACTGCTCTTAGCACCGATGGCACGGAAGAGTACTGGAACTCCATGAACCTTGCTAACATCGTTCCGACGATTACTACGGACGTTATTGTTCGTCGTCTGACTCAAGTCGACCCCACGGATAGCTCCAGAATCCTGTTCATCGCACGCGGCAATACATCGTCGCGTACAGCGATTGAGGTCTCTGGTACTATTACGGCCATCGCCTCTGTGGATCTGCCACTCGTTGATCGTTTCGAGGCCGGTGGAGCAGTTGGTGCTGTGGTTGGTGATGACACTTGGGGACTCGAAGAGCCTTCGGGTGGCACGGGTAACTTCGGAAGTACTTCTGGTAAGCAGTACATCCCAGAGATTGACATCAAGGTGGACAGCGTGGCTGTCACCGCTACCACTCGTAAGCTGAAAGCTAAGTGGTCGCCGGAACTTGGTCAGGATCTGAACGCCTACCATAACCTTGACGCTGAGGTTGAGTTGACCTCGATCCTCTCCGAGCAGATTGCTCTTGAGATCGATCGTGAGATTCTTGGTGACCTGATCGCTGAGGCTTCCGCTGGTACATACTACTGGTCGCGCTCGCCCGGCTTGTTCGTGGACCGCACAACTGGTGCAGAGGTTGGTGCTAATACGGCTGCCCCTGACTTCACTGGTACTGTGAGTGAGTGGTACGAGACCCTGATCGAGACCGTCAATGACGTGTCCGCTCAGATCCATCGTAAGACTCTCCGTGGTGGTGCTAACTTCATCGTGACCTCACCTGAAGTTGCTAACATCCTTGAGTTCACCGCTGGCTTCCGCGCTTCTGTGACGGCTGACTCCGATCGTGGCACCGCAGGTGCTGTGAATGTCGGTCAGATCTCTAAGAAGTGGGACGTGTATGTCGATCCTTATTTCCCTCGGAACGTTGTTCTCGTCGGTCGTAAGGGTGGATCTTTCCTCGAAAGTGGATATGTTTACGCCCCGTATGTGCCGTTGCAGGTCACGCCTACCATCTTTGGTACTGAAGACTTCATTCCCCGCAAGGGCGTGATGACTCGGTACGCCAAGCAGATGGTGCGTAGTGATATGTATGGTCTGGTTGTCGTCCGCGGTCTTCTCGGTGAGTCAGGCGCTTAATAGCTAACCTGTCTTACTAAGAGACAAACCCCGCCTTCACAAAGAAGGCGGGGTTTTTTTATTGAAGTCATTAGTGCCATGGCGAACTATTTACTATGTATAACAAGGAGGAGTTTGTAATGAACCCAAGAAAAAGAAAATGGCTTAAGATGCAAGCAAAGATGAGAAAGGCCGCCGCAGTCAAGGAGACTGCTGCCAAAACATCTACGGCGCCCGCGAAAGCCGCACCGACCCCCGCTAAAACAAAGGCAGCCCCCGCTAAAGCAGAAGCAGCCCCCGTTAAAGCAAAGCCGGCCCCTGTTAAAAAAGCGTTCGGAAAAACCAAAGCTAAGAAATAAGGAATTTTAATGTATGGCCCAACCGACTTTAACCCCGGCTAGCACGACGAGCAAGGTTATACTAACTTCAACTGGTAGTACAGCAGCTACCGGCAATGGCGCAGCTTCGACCACTCATTATCCATTTGGGATGTACGCCACCAGCACTTCGGAGCTATATGACGTTAATTTTGTGTCCGGTGCCTCAGATCAAGTAGCATATACCTACAAAAAGCTTGGTGGGGATGTTCTAGACATTGAACTCACGGTGGGTAATGTTTACGCTGCCTATGAAGAGTCGGTCTTGGAATACGCCTATCATATTAATAAACACCAAGCTAAGAACGTTCTAGGTAGCCTCTTGGGGTTTGCCACGGGAACGTTTGATAATGATGGGCAAATGACCGGAGGGGATGCTTCTGGTTCTACTGTTAATTTAGCCTTCCCAACATTCAAGGCAGAATACGCCCGACGCGTCGGCGAAGGGTTCTCTGAGGAAGCCGGCGTCGGAGGCAACAACACTTATTATTCAGCTTCTTTTTCTTTGACTGCGACAGTTCAGGACTATGACCTACAGACCATAATATCACGCTCTGCTACGACGAACAGTGACGACGCCACTGGTGATCCAGTTCCCTATGCCACTTTGGTAGGTAACAATAAAGTTAAGATACACAAAGTATTTTACAAAACCCCCGGCGCCATGTGGAGGTTCTATGGTTACTATGGTGGCCTCAACGTCGTTGGAAACTTAAATTACTATGGGCAGTATTCGGATGACTCCACGTTTGAGATCGTCCCAGTTTGGCAAAATAAGCTTCAAGCCATGGCATACGAGGATCATTTACACACCAGATTGTCACACTATTCTTATGAAATTTTTAATAACAAGTTAAGAATATTCCCTATCCCGCACGGCTTTGTTAACAGTATGTGGGTCCAGTTTACTATCGACAGTGATCCGTGGACGGAAGACTCAGACAGAAAGAACGGCACCTTGGGAATCAATAACCTTAACACATTGCCATTTGATAACATACCATATAAAAACATCAATGCCATTGGTAAGCACTGGATTCGTCGCTATGCCCTCGCCCTCTGCAAAGAGATGCTAGGTCAGATCCGCGGCAAGTTTGGTGGTAGTATCCCGATCCCCGGTGATAATGTAACTCTTAACTCGGCTGACCTCTTGGGACAAGCAAAAGAAGAGCAAGATTATCTCAAGGAAGAGTTAAAAACTATTCTTGATGAAATGACTTATAAGGCACTTGCTGAGCAGGATGCCACAATGGTTGGCGCGATAGATACAGTTAACCAAGGCATCCCATTAATGATTTATCAGGGGTAACTAAATGTCTCAAGATAATAAATGGTCACAACCAGACGCCCCGCCTCCTCCGTTGTTCACCGGAAAGAAAGAGCGCGATCTAGTAAAACAAGTTAATGACGAACTCATCGAACGCGTCATTGGTCAGGCAATTGCATATTACCCGATCGATATTGATTCAACAAACTTTCATTCTCTTTATGGAGAAGCTATCCATAAAAACTTTTTACCACCCGTCCGGGTTCAGGCCTTGATTGAGTTTGATGGTATTAACACAAAGTTTGAAAATAGTATCGGCTTAGACAAAGTATCGGAGATCACTGTTCACTTCCACAAGCGTCGACTAACAGAGGATCAGGACCTGTATGTTCGGGAAGGTGATTTTGTTTTATACGGAAAGTTTTTTTATGAGATAGTTAGTTTATCGGAGCCACGCCCACTTTATGGACAGGTGGATCATCTTTTAGAGATATCTGCTAAGTGTATCCGAGCCCGCGAGGACCTGTTCGATGCCACCTAAAAAACCAGATTATTCTTACACCGAAATCGATGACGCCAGTGGTATCATAAGAGAGATCAGCTTAATGCCCTCGACCATCGAGACGATTGATCACGCCCTTTTTGATTTTATAAACAATGAATTGGACCTACACACCACCACCAACAAGGGCTCGAAAAAGACACCCGTTATTTGGGTCTCTGCTGAGCGCGCCCACCAAATAAAGAATGATAGGGATATTCGAGACTCCAATGGATCCCTCAAGCTGCCACTTATAACTTTAGAGCGCACATCCATGACCAAAGACCCAGCTTTTAAGGGGACCTTTCAAGCCCACATACCAGACTCTGGTGCGTCATACTATAAAACCCGAAGGGTAAATGTGCCTGCCGCCCGCAGAATTAACCAAGGTAAGACATCTAATTTTTCAAATGCGTTTTCATCCAGAAGGTACGGCGCCGACCGTGATGTGGGGGCCGGCCAAGTAAATTTCCCGCTGGGGGCGAAAGACAAAAGCAGAGTGGTTTTCGAAACTATTTATCAGCCGATCCCAATTTGGGTTAAAACAGAATATTCACTCAAAATAAGAACAGAATATGTTCAACAAATGAATGATCTAACACAGCCGTTCTATACCTTTACAGGCCAGATGAATTCTTTCTTTATTAATCGAGAGGGCCATCGTTATGAATCTTTTGTCGAAGGCAATATAGGCTACTCAAATAATGTAGCTGACCTCGGAGAAGAAGAGAGAACATACGTCTCAGATATTAATATCAGGGTCTTGGGTTATTTGATGGGTCAAGGCAAGAACGATCCTAAACCAAAGTTCTCGGTTATCGAGAATTATGTTGACGTTAAAATACCAAGAGAAAGGGTCATCGTAGGCGACATAAATGCCTTCTTAGACGATGATGAAGGTTTTTATAGAGAGTAATGGTCTTTGCTCTCCTACAATACTATTTATATCTGAGTACGGCGACGTAGAACGATTGCTATGTTAAGGAGACTTTTAGATGCCATCCAATAAATTTAGATTTGTTTCACCGGGTATTTTTCTGAACGAAATCGACCAATCCCAGATTCCAGCGTTACCGGAGAACGTTGGACCAGTTATTATAGGTCGTGCAGAAAAGGGCCCCGGTATGATTCCCACCAAGGTTAACTCTTTTTCTGAGTTTGTGCAGACCTTTGGTAACCCTATCGCAGGTAATGGAGGAGTAGATGATGTCTGGCGAGACGGCAACTATTCTTCTCCTACATATGCAGCCTATGCCGCACAGGCCTATCTCGCCGCCGGCGTAGGACCTGTAACCTATGTTCGCCTTATGGGTGCCCAACATCCGCAAGCCGCCACCGCCGGCAAAGCCGGCTATGCGACACTCAATACTCCCGATTCAAGCGCGCTCAGTAACGGTGGTGCCTATGGACTGTTTGTGTTCGATTCGGGCTCTGGAACGACCGCGGTCAATGGTACTCTGGCCGCAGTCTGGTATTTAAATTCCGGCTCGGTGCCTGTCCTTTCTGGTACCTCGGTCTACGGCGCCGACATCGCACCCCTCAACGTCGAGGGTGTTGCGGTTCCTGCCAACAGTTCTGCCACGGGCGAATTTAAGGTGCGTATTGTCCAAGGCGCGCCAACAACGATTGGGGTGAACGATGGTACCGAAATTGAAAATAAGACGTTCAACATTAACCGATCGAGCGAGAGGTATGTTAGAAATCAGTTCAACACCAACCCTCAACTTGTCAACTCGACCATAGAAGGGGCCACTAGGGCCAAGCCATATTGGCTCGGAGAGACCTATGAGAGACACATAGAGGTTGAGGGTTACGATACAGCCGCCCTTCGCCGCGGCCTGATTCTTGCTCTTGCCTCGGGATCCTCTGAGTACGGTAACCACGACATGAGAATGCCGTATCGCGATTCCCATTCTGGCTGGTTCTTTGCACAAAACTTAGGCGCTACCGCTACATACGAGTATGGCAACCAGCAAAAACTGTTCAAGTTCGTTGGCATCAATGGATACGGCGAGCAATTGCAAAAAACCATTAAAATCTCAATTGATAACATTCGATACTCCAGCAATGATAATCTTTCTTACGGGACGTTTGATGTGGTCATAAGATCAGCGCAAGACACCGACACGCAGCCAATTGTGCTCGAAAGGTTCTCTGCTTGTAGCTTAGACAAGAATTCATCTAACTATGTGGGCTTGCTCATCGGCGACCGCAAAGTAGAATATGATTCAGTTGAAAAAAGATATCGTGAGTATGGGCAATACCCTAATAACTCAAGGTATGTCCGCATCATTATGCATGAGGACTATGAGACGGGCAACCCGAACGCCGAGTTTCTTCCCTTTGGTGTCTATGGTCCTCCTCGCTTCCCCGGATTCTCCTTTACTAGTGGTTCTATGGTCACAACGACGGATACGAAATATATTCTTGGCAGTGGATCTGTCCCAGTGAACATGATGGGTCTTCCCGGCTCGACCTACGCCGGCACCGCCGGCGCCCTAGTGATCGGTGGCGCCACGGTCAGGGCTCAAGGCTTCGGAACTGTTTCGATTACCTATCCAAAAGTTGGAATCCGCGCCCAAGCTGGCAACAGCCTCGGAACAGCCTCAAGTGATGGCGCAGACCCGGTTTCGAATGCTTACTTTGGTTTACAAAATACCAAAGGAGTTGCATCGAACACCTACGACCCCGGATACGCCGATTACCTGAAGGCCTTCAGCCCGAATATCGTTTCGGACTCTGACTGGTCCGACACCTTCGCACAATCGTCGCTCCCCGGCGGCCTTGTTGATCAGTGGGTATTCTCGCTGGACGAATTGGTGCTTACTACTGGTTCGGCGTTCTCTGACGCGAGCCCAACCAACAACATTGAGAAAGCAGTTTGGACCTCTGGTTCTGTGAAAGCCGGCACCTCTTGGAATGCTCTCGGTTCGACTGGCGCAACATTAACTGCAAACCGCTACAAGAACATTCTTGATACTAGAATTAACCGCTTTACTGCTCCAATGTTTGGTGGTTTTGACGGTCTTGACAGCACCGAACGCGACCCGTTCCGTAATTCTTTG